CACTTGCTCCGGCTCCCTCACGGCGTAGCGGCTGGCACCGATGGCGATCTCGCTGCCGTTACGCAGGCTGTAGGCAGCGACAACGGAGGACTTGACCAGAAGCGTGTACATGGTGGACGTGGTGCGAACTTTGCCGATGTCCAGCTCGGAATCGACCTTATCCAGAATGCCCATCAATGGAACAGCCCCGACCTTGAACTCGACGCCGTGATCGGCGAGGAACGCGTCCAGGTCCTCTTGGATCATGACTTACTCGGCCTTCGGCGCGTCGTCGCCAGTCTGCACTGGTGCGTCCGGCGGCAGCTCACTATTGGCTTGCGCAGGATTAGCTGCAGGGGCCAGGTCGTCGGCCGGTTTCGCAGCGGGTGCCTTCGCGCCCTTAGCCTGCTTCGGCGCTGGTGGCGATTCGACTTCTTCGAGCTTATGCATCTGCATTTCTGCGACATCGCGCTCCAGGGTGATCGTTTCGCCGCCGGTGATGATGTTGTTGCCGTCCACGAATGAGAAGCCATCACGGACCTTGTATTGCTTTGGCATGTTGTTTCCTTTCTGCTGCGGTGAAGCGCGGCGCCATTGCGGCGCCGCGAGCTGATTTAGTTGGTGATGGCGTCGGCCATGATCGAGAAGGATTCACCGTGACGCACACCGACGTCCACGGTCTGCAACACGCGCAGCTCGACGCCGCCGGCTTCGTACACGCCAGGCGCGTACAGGTTCGGCAGGATCTCGACCACGCCCCACTCACCGACGATTACCTGCGACCAGTCGCCGAAGAACAGCTCGGACAGGTTGGTGCCCGTGCCTTTGGTCAGGCTCTTACGCACCTGATTGCTACGGGCGACGGTATAGCCGTTGATCTCGCCAGGAGTGCCGCTACGCTGGCCCATTGGATTGTTCGTCCACAGATACTGGCCGGTGGTCGACTTCAGCTTCTTCAGAGCGCCAACCGTGCGTGCGTTGCACAGGTAAGCCATGCTGTCGCTGTCCGCATTGCGATCCGCTACAGCGGTCTCCATGTCGATCAGGTGATCCAGGGTGATCGCTGCGCCGTTGGCGCCGCCGATGATTGGGTTAACACCTGGTTGATTCGCGATGCCCAGTGGCATGTTGCCCGTGCCATTGCCAGACAGCGCTGCAAGGTCGATGCCCAAAGCCAGCGTCTGCAGCAGATCCGCACGTGCAAGCATGTCGATGTCCGGGGTGGACTGCTGCAGCATGTTGCGGGTGATGACGGTGATTGCTCCGATGTGCTTTGGCGTCAAGCTAATCTTGTCGAACTGCGCGCCGGCCTGGCCCATGCTTTGACCTTCGCCAACCCAATAGACCGAGCCCGCCGCCTTTTGACGAGGGATGTCAACGTTCCCCACCAGGCCCGACAGCATCTGCGCTCCCAGGCTCAGCACGCGAGCCTTATTGCGCAGCAGCTCAATCATGCTGCCTGCCATCAGGTTGGTGGCAACCAGGTTAGAGCCGCCCGAAGTGGCCGACAAGCCGGCGCCGGTGCCGAAACTGTAATCTGCCGAACGCGCCGCAAAGCGCAGGTTGGTCGGGATGAACACGCCGGCAGTCTGCTTGCCGCTGCGCTGTCCGATGGCAATCGACACTTCGCGCTCCAGGCCCGCATCCTTCCATGCCGCCGAGTCGCCTTGCATCTGGCGAATCGAGCCGTTGATGGCACGCAGCATGCTGTAGCGTGCCTTTTCCTTCTCGGTGAGGTCCGGATTGTGGCCGTTGTTCAGCGAAGCAGTGCCACGGCCACGCGCCAGCATTTCGTTGAGGACCACGCCGCGTGCCTGCTCGATAGGTGTACGCAACTGGACCAGCGCATTACGGGTTTCGTCAGCGATCTGGTACTGGCGGCACATCGCCTCGATCTCGGTGACGCGGTCGTGCTCCTGCTTCTGCGGATCGACCGCGGGCTGCTGCGATGGTGCCGGCGCCGGTGCCGCAGGTGCGCCACCTACGCTACGTTGGCCTTCGGCGACTTCTTGCTTCTTGTGTTTGTTCTTGACGATGAACATTGGATCTTCCTCATTTTCAGGGTTGTCGGCGTTTGCCGGATTGGTTTGCGAACGGGTGATGACCACGTCCATTTCTTCGTTTGCCGCACTGCGCGCCATGCCGACAGTGATGTCGGCCGGAGCACTGACCAGGGCGATCTCGAACGGCTCCCAACTGGTCGCGGTGTAGACATCGCTATCTACGTCGGTGACGTAGGTGAAAACCCGGTACTGGAACGACACGTTCTGCAGGATTCGGTCATTGACCTGGCCCATCGCCCACTCGCCGCGCTCGTCCTTACCAAAGCGCACAGTGCAATAGCAGCGACGGTCATTGCCAAGCCAGGCCTTCTCGACCACGCCGAGGACGTCATCCAGGTTGTGGTTAAAGACAAACGGGCCAGCGGCGTTAATGCGCTGCAGCTTCACAGCGCTAGGTTCATGGCTCAGGATCTCGTCGGCGCCCCAATACGTCGCGCAAGGGACCTCGCTGGAAAACGAAAACGTGACAGTTCGCGTCTCTAGGTCAACGATGCCGACTTGTACCTCGCTCGCTTCGCCGGTGCTGGCCAGCAGCCGGGCACCGCGATAGAGCGGGCCGATCTTTTGCGTGCCAACGTCGAGCTTGCGTTTCTTGGACATTGCTAACTCCAAAAGAAAAGGCCCGCGCGGTTTCCCGGCGGGCCTGGTTGATTGATTGCGGTGTGGTTAATTTGTCGCTTCTGCAGGTCCCTCCTGGTCGTCTAGAGATTCATCGTCTGTTGCTCCCTCGTCCGAAGGAGGATCTTCCTGCTCCGCGTCGAGTGCAGCTGGATCAGCGCCTGCTCCCTGCGCGGCTCCCTTCTGGTCCGTCTGCCCCGGGTCCGTGTCAAACACCAGTCCCTTCTCTGCCATCATCTCCAGCTCTGCCGCCCGTTCGTTGAACACGTCTTCTGCGTCAGCGTGCTCGGATGTCAAAGCAATCACGTCCGATACCGTCATAAAGCCGGCGCGAACCGCCGTGCGATACGCTGTCACCTCCTTCGTCGGGTCGATCCAGGACCAACCGCGCGGTTTGAAGCGCACCGCGCAATACTTGCGCAGGTTAGAAAAGTAGTCAGGGAATGCCAGTACGCCGGCCAGCACGGAAGCGTCCATGAAGTCGCGGTGGACCTCCTGGCGGAAGGCACGGATAAACCAGCCTTGAATCGCCCGCCAGCAGTCCCGCTCGTCCAGCAAGGCCAAACGAGAAGAGCTGTAGTTCGACTGCGAATAGTCAGCCGATACGCTGGCATACGAGACGCCAACACCGGTGGCGAAAGCACGCAGCATGAAGCGCATGAACGGGTCCATGGCTTGGTTCGGCCGGCTCGGATTGAAACCGGTAAAGGTTTCGCCCGGACCCAATTGCTGGAATGTTCCCGGCTCCATGCTCAATGTAGGTCCGTGGTGCGTATCGGCCGACGCATCCGGCGCCAAAGTGTCGGTATCCGGCACCAATTCATCCGGCGTTTGGATAATGCCGACGATAGACGCTGCAGCCCGCGCGGCGACGATCTCAGCCTCCTCATAGCCAGCCATATTGCGCAGTCGCTTGATGATCGCGTGGAACCAAGGCACGCCGCGCGTCTGGCCGACACGGTCTGGAATGTAGAGGTGGAACATGTCCTCTGCCGGCACACGGATCAACGCGCTCTCGACAAACGCTGAGAACTGATAGTCGCCTGGATGAGTCGGATATAACCAGTACGCAAGCGGTCGGCCCCACTCGTCCTGCTCCACACCCATGCGGATCTGGTTGCCGTTACCGGAGCGAGCTACGCTCCATTGATCGACCAAGCGGTCTGCCTCGATCAGTTCCAACGCATAAGGGATGCGACCACGGCCGAAGGGGCGACGAATTTTCCGCACCAGGACTTCGCCGTTCTCCACCAAGGAGCCCAGGATCAGCCGTTCCATATCGGGGAAGTGCAGCTTGCCGGCCGGGTCGCAAGTATCTTTGTCGCACCAATCCGCGAACTCGTCTTCGATAGCCTGGTTAATCCTGCCGATAAGCTTCTTGCCGGCAGTAGCAACCTGCGCTTGCATTCCTACGCCAGTCCCGATGACGTTGTTGACGACGATCCGCTTCGCTGCCTTTGCATACTCGTTATCGCGGCAAAGCTCGCGGGATCGTGCACGGAGCGTCCGCAGGCTGGTAATGATCTCGCTGTCTGCCGATGTGTTCAGCACGTTCCAGTCCGATGCACTACGACCCATGGCAGCGCCGGCGTACTGGCGCTTGCGTGCGGTGGCGCTCGTTAACGTGGTGCGTGCCGCCGCCCGTTTAGCGTTCCACTCCTGCAGGATCACTGAACCAGGTTGACGCACGCGGCTTTCGTTATACCAACCTGTCATGGGAACCTCGCAATCAATGCCGATGGATTCTTACGGCCGGATGCCTTGGCTCGCTCGATCCGGACCTTTTTACTCCAGAAGTTGCGCAGTAGCATGATGTCAGCCAGGCTTTGGAACTCGGTGCTTCGCCCGCCAATGGTGTAACTCTTGATCTTCCCGTTCGAGCCGTTGAAGGATGCGAGCGCGGCTTCGCAATCCGCCAATGCCTTTTCCGCCATGCTGCGTGCGTCAATTGGCGCTGTGATCTTCAATGGATCGGGCAAGACGGTCACGGTTGCACGGCCAGCGGTAACGCGTTCGTCCGGTCGGGTGAGCTGCATGACAGCCGTATAGGCGCCAGGCTCAAGTGCGGCGCTGTCGACCGGCGCGACTTTGATACGCCAGCCGTCCCCCTCTGGCACGCCAGTCAGCGTCAAGCTGGACGGACCTCGCAGCTCATAAGTTAGAGCCCAGTCCCCACTCGCCAACGTGTCGATGCGGTCGTGGTGTTTGAGCGGCGGCTCTAGCCAATTGGCCGAGTCTCCCGCCGTCAGTACGGAGAAGATTTTCATAGTTCTTTACCAGTTCTTGGCTGAGTAGCCGCTGTTCAGACGACTACGGGTTCTAGCCCGTGAGGGCGGCTTGTTTGGCAGCGGTGGCGGTGACGGCGGGCTTGCCGGTGTTTGTACAGACGTCTGCACTGAATCGCCGTTGTCTACCTTATTGCCCTCCTCCATTGCGTCGTCCGTCAGCGCCGTCTCTGCTTCCTGCGTTGTGTCGGCGAAGATCTGCCGCTGACGTAACTGCAGCTCGATGCCGTCCCAATGTGCGGGTTTCATCAAATGCAACTTGAGCGACATCGCCGCGTGCAGGGCGTAGACCTCGCAATCGAGCGCTTCATTGCGGACACCGGCGC